AGCCCAACCGGCCGCTCTCCGGATTCTCGATCAGCATCGAGCCGCTGCCATGAGCGAACAGCTATGGCGTTGCGGGCGCTGCCTTGAGCACAAGGCGGCGTCCGCGTTCGGCAACAACAGCGACTCGCTCACCAGCGACAAGCGGCCCGTCTCCTACATCTGTCGGGACTGCATGCGGCGGTATCAACAGATGCGCCACAAGCAACGATCCGATGGAACGTGGAGCGGCTGGCCTATCCGCAGGCGGTCGCAACTGAAGGAGCCATCATGAACCACTGTGGCTCATGCACCGCGTGCTGCCGCGTGTTCGATATCGCGGAGCTACAGAAGCCCGCAGGCAAATGGTGCGATCATTGCGCCATCGGCAGCGGCTGCACGATCTACGAGGCGCGGCCAAAAGCGTGTGTCGAATTCGAGTGCTTATTTTTGTTGAGTCAAAAGCGGGACGATGCGCGCGAGCATCTCCCGCTCTCACTGCGTCCCGACAAGTGTAAGGTCGTGTTTGCACCAAGCACCAACGAGAACGTCGTCGCTGCGCTCACCATGCCCGGCGCACCGCTAGCATGGGAGCGCAAAGACGTGCGCGCATTGATCGATACGCTTGTCAACGGCCCCGGCAACTTCGCTGTCGTGGCCGGTGCGCCGGGAGCACTGCGGCGCACCCTCATTGACCGCGACGGCCAGCGCGAAGTGCGCATGACCCCGCCCGATGAGAACGGAATGCAATTTAATATTCCCGAACCCGCCGAGTGATCGGCGGTTCAGGAGGCCCGGCCATCGCTACGTTGAAGCCCAATGATCCTGTGCCGGGCCTCCGCTCTCTCACATCAAAGGAGCAAATACCGTGACCAAAAAACCTGAGCCGCTTCTGTGGCTCGATAGCGCGCGTGGTGTCTTCATCCCTCGCGACTTCGCAACATCGATGGCTGGCATGCGCGACAGCGTCGCCAACGTCACCACCTTAGACTGGACTACCCTCGAAGCTGGCCCTGAGCTTGGTGGTGACTCCTCGAACTACTGGGAAACGTGGACCGAAGTAGAGGCCCACGCCATCGTCACCTACGAGGGTGTCGAGTACCGCGTCTATCAAGACACGGATTGCTGGCTCATCCCGGTGGGGATGGAATGGGACGACGAGGCTGATTGGTTCGTATGGCCATGAGCATCATCGTCTCTGTCCCGCGCACCATGCTGGAGCGAAAGCCCCGGCATGGTGATCCCTGCAACCGCTGCGGCCTGTGCTGCTACGCGTCACTGTGCGACGTGGCGCGCGTGATCCATGGCGAGCGCGCGGGACCATGTCCGGAGCTTCAGTGGGACGCCGATGGCTCCCGCTGCGGCTTGATCGAGCGCAGCACCGGCGAGGCTCGCGAAGACGCCAAGCTGCTCATCAACTCCGGCAATGGTTGCGATATGATTTTGCGCGGTGAGCAACGCAACCACCGCTACATCGCGCAGCGTGACGCTGCCGACATCAAGAACGGCGAGCGGCTCACTGCCGCCCGTAGACGTTTCGGACTCAAACCAAAGGAGCAACGACAATGAACGACCCTACCGAGTCAATGCGACGCGAGATGCTGGAGAGCGGCGAACCGTACCGCGATCTGGCGCGCGCTGAGCAACGCTGGACGACTGAAGAGTTGTCTCGCGACTTCACCGTGCAAAGCTTCCTCGCCCCGTTCGTGTTCGTCACTCGCAAGGCTGACGGCGCGCGCGGCACGATGGAGTTCACGCACAGCCCGCGTTTCTACTTCAACTTCGTGAGGGACCGGCCATGAAACGCGAACAGGCCACCCCCTACATTTCGCTCTGCATCGATGACGCACTCGGCGAGCGCAGCATCGATGACATGCCAGCCAACGCGCGACTCGTTGGCTGGCAGTGCGGCTTCGAACCAATGTTCGTTGCGGTGTGGTCCTATCAGGATCGGAGCGTTCGCGTCAGCGACCTCTCAGCCGAATGCGTCGCCGTCAAAATTCTCGAAGCGCGCCGCTGGTTCAGCGGCGAGCCTACTCCCGCCGACTACATCATCTGAAACCCCAAAGGAGCAAAACAGATGTTGACCGATGCACAGTCCCTTCGAGCTATTCGCAACCCGCGTCATCCCGACACTTGGAATTTGATTATCAACGGGAAGCACAAGCTGACGCAGCTTGAATTCAACGGCGTGATCACCGGCATCAATACGCTGATGATTGCGACGCACGACAAGGTCACCGTCCCCGGCTTCAAGGCGCAAGCCAATTGGTCCGGGTTGCCGTGGCTTATCCTGTACACGAAGGCTGCGAACTACGACGAGCGGCTCGCAGCATGGATGCTGGGCCTGATGGCGCAGTACGCTTTCATCCATCATCCGCAGCACTGGTACACAGACCGCACCACCTACGCGGGCCGTGACTTCCCGAACGCGTTCTACTTTCAGGGAAGGTGGCCCTACAAATGAACTTCCACGACATCCAGACTTGGGCCAAGCCCAAGCAGCCGCGCGTCATTGATAACGACGAAGGCGAGATCACCATCGAGCTTGATGGCGAGGAGCTTCGCGGCTGGAGCTACAAAAACGAAACCGAGCGCCGGACGAAAATGCTCTGCGCTCGTGAGTATGTCGAAGGCTGGTGCGACGCGACCGAAAAAATATTTTCGGGCATCACCGCGCTCGCTCTCGCAGGCATATCTCGAACCACGCCGCGCTGATCACGCACGACTTGTGCCCGGTTCATCGATGTCAAGCTTGAGCAAAACGCGATGCGAGTCCTTGCAACACGCGGACTTCCTGCACGCGACTCATGCTGACTCGTGAAAACCGAGAAGTGCGTTTGCTATAAAAGATGCCCGCGTCCGTAGTGTCACCTCCGGACGCGGGTCTACTCACCGCAACCAACTGAACGAAAGGACACTACCATGGCCAAGAGGCCGACGACCATCGCCGACATCGAGAAGAAGATCGCGCGATGGCAGACTCGATTCCGGCGCGCGATGAATGCCATCAGCAAGCTGAGCGCGCAGCACAAGCGAATGGTGAAGGCCGCGCAGCAAGCGGCTCAGCCCCCGGTCACGATGATCGCGGTCGCCAGACCGATGGTCGAACTGACTCCATCCAGCATCAAAAAGATCGTCGCGCCTCCGCCGGTGGTGACGCCGACCGGCGCAATAAAGATCAGCCGCGTGCCGACACCGAAGGCCACCGTGCCGGGGGTGGTCGACCTCGCCGCAGAGAACGCCACCGCTCTGGCAAAAGCCAAGGCACTGCGCGAGGAGATGCAGCGAAAGAAACCTGTGCGAACCAAGCGCGCCCCCTTGAGCACGCCGCCCGCAACGGCATGATGCTAACCGGCTGAATTGAACATCCAGCCAAACCCCAAACCTCCGCCCGGCAGCGCCCCACGCTGCCGGGCTTTTTTTATCAAAGGAGCAACAATGTCTATGCGATCTCACTTCGAGCTATGCCGTCAGGCGTTCGGCCCCAACGTCTACAACGACTTCCTCCTCGCGCACGGTCGCGAGTATCCCACCGGACCCCACACGTTCACGGGTCCGCGCGGGGAACAGCACGGCTGCTACATGAACGCAACGCATCTCGCGATCATGGACTCCTCGATGACCTACTGCGAAGGCAAGGTCTCGTGCATCGGCGTGCCCCTCGATCATGCGTGGTGCATCGACCGCAACGGTGTCGTGGTCGACCCGACCATCACTCCGACCCTGCTCGATGGCACGGCGCGAGATGCCAAGTACTTTGGCGTGCCGTTCACGACCGCGTACATTCTGCGCGCCAGCAAGTTCAACAAGGTCTATGGCGTGCTCGACTTCTTCTACGCGCGCCACACCGCGCCGAAGCTGTTCGAGCTTGGCCTTGAGGCTGGCCAGAAATGGCTAATGGATCAGCCGATCCCGAAGCGCACACGCAAGAAGAAGGAGGCCGCGTGATGCACAGCTACATCAGCAACGCTGACGGCAGCTACACAGTCGGCGTATGGCTGTCCGGCGACATCGAAAACAAAGCCACCTTCTGGAAGCTGTTCGATGTCGCAGACTTCGTTACCGCGTGCCGCGCGGTCAGCATGTTGAACGGCGGCGGCCAGCCGTTCTGGAATGAGATCAAGATCACAAAGGAGCACTAACGATGAAGACCCTCACCACCCTCACCGTGCTTGTCCTGTCGTGCGCTTCGGCTCACGCACAGGGCACCACGTTCAAGAACGCGAACGGCCAGATCATCGGCCGCTCGGTCACCAACAACGTCGGCACCCAGTTCTACGATGCGAGCGGACGCAACACCGGACGCTCGACAACGAACAACGCGGGCACAACTTTTTATGACGCATCCGGTCGGCAGACCGGCAGCGCACGGAGACGATAATGACTGACCAAGAAAAACACGAGCGCATGATGACCGATCTAGCCAAGACTGCGGTTGATCGCGCCCGCAAGAGCGTCACCCTCGTCACGCAGCTACTCGATGGCGATGACGATGACACCAACATCGCGTTCGTGCTGACGTCGGTCGCTGCCGATATGATCAACGGCTCCGCCTATCACCTCTGGCAAAGCGAAGAAGATATGACTGAGGCCCAAGCGCTCGGCCACGTGCTGAAGGGGCTCTTTGTCGTTCTTGGCTTTGAAAACGTGAGGGACGCCATAAACGCAGTACCGCCGGGGAGGAAAAAATGTGGAGACTCTTAGCCTCCGTCCTCGTCGTCTCTGACACCGGCGGCGTCTCGATGACCCTCGCCCACACTGACTGGCCAACCGAAGCTGTCTGCAAGGAGATGATCGAAACCATGTACCGCGCGCCGGAGTCAGCGGTGATCGGCGGTCATAAGCTAGCGATCAAAACCACCGCATCGTGCGTGCCGGTCGGCGGATCGTACGCTGCACCCCGCGTCGAGTTCGTGCCGCCCGGCATCAGCTTCGGTTGGGGTGGCGTCGAACCCGTCCCGCGCAGAGGAGGTTACTATGAGCGGCGCTGAATATCTTGCGGCCCTTGATCGCCTCGACCTCACGCACATCGAGGCCGCTGCCTTTCTCGGAGTCAACGAGAAGACATCAAGGCGGTGGGGTTTGGACGAACACGCGATCCCCGCCAGCGTCGAGATGCTCTTGCTCGTGATGGCCAGCTACGGCTTCACGCCTGAGAGCGTCACAGCCTTGGTGCAGGAAAAGCGTCAGGCCGCTTGAATCGCGAAGGGGCGGCAGTGGTATGACCCACGCGCCGCCCCTCCGGTTCCTGCGGCGAGCGAGCTTCGGTCAAAGGAGCAAACTCCGAGCGAGGCTTCTAGCCGCGAAGACGCTGAACCTAACCACGATCAGGATCAGCCTCAAGCCCCTGATCACGAAGACGCTCAAGTGTCGCAAGCACAGCAACCATGCGCACAGTGCGGGCCTCCGCATCGCTGGGGTCGAGCCGTTCAGCGGCGATCTCCCGCTGATAGACCTTCTGCCTCATCCCGATCTCGCGCTTCACCTCCGCGATCTGATCGGCCAGCGTGATGTCATCTATCCTCATTGCATCGCCCCCTTACAACTGAGCTTCACCGAACGCGGATCATCGGGACGACCGGCGGTGCTGATCGCAACGCGCAGGCCACACTGGCTGCACTCGATCATGTAGTAGCCGATGCGCTTCGCCGGGTAAGGTAACGCCACTTCGCAGAAGCGTCCGCCCCGCGACATGTCGAGGTCTATGCCGTCCGGGTATTTCGGATTCGGCCGGTTCTGCGGCTCGTGCCCGGAGTCCACCCATTCAATGCTATGCGTCATTCGCGCCTAACCCCATCCTGAAAACCACCAGATCAGCGCCGGTCCACACCTTCGCCCACTTATGCTCAACCGCTGGCGCGTCGAATTTATTCACCATCACGTAGTCACGCCACACGCGACCATCACCGGGAGCAACCGGCAACTTGATGTTCAGCGCGCGCAACGCCTCGACCATCGGTCCCGTGTCCGCCATCATCTCCGATGGCGCAGGCGGCCCCTGTACTGGCGGAGGCTCCCACGGCGGAAGGGTCTGCTTCGGCTGCCACGGCGGCTCCCACGGCGGCGCTAGTCCGGCCCTGCGCTGCGCTATCGCAGCCTGAATTTGCTTGGCGTCCTCCACCTCGCGCTGCTTCTTGCGCTCCGCATCTTCCCCCCGCCATATCTTCTCCCACGCTGCGTGCTCCGCCTTCTCACGCGCGATCCGCCTGCGATACCGGGGGATGCTGACGAACTCGCAGGAGGAGTGATCACCGTCCGGCACGTGGCTGCACAGCGGCACGCGCGGTGGCTCATAGAAGTTGGCATTCGGATGCAGCCAGATCGACCCCGTCGTTTCGATCTGATGCCGCCACAGGCTCATCGAGTGCTCAAGATCATCGTCATCGAAGTCGGGTTCGAGAACGTAATACTCGCGAGGCTCGAAGAGCGCTTCTATCGCCGCAGGATAACGGGTCCTGCGTCCGCTGCTCCCCCACCCCCGCGCGGCTGGCTTATTTCCAAGCATACCCTTCATCTCGCCTGCGCATCGGCCGCCTCCCGCATCACTTGAAGTTTGTGTTGCTCGCGCTCCAAATGCTCTTCGGCATAACGCATCAGCTTCAACAGCGCATTTGCTCTCGCCTCTGCCTTGGCAAGCTCGCCCTGCGCCTCACCGGCTTCGCGCCGCAGCACGGTGTGAACATCATGCAGACTCATCACGATATCGGCCTGCGCCCGGAGCGGATCAAACGCGGCCATTATTCGACTCATTGCCAAGCACGATCACGCTCCTCACGCTTGCGTTTTGAATTCGCGATCATGCGCGACGTGATGTAGTTGAGCGTTTCAGGACGACACCACTTCGCCATCGGCGCATGCTTGATCGTTGGGTGGTTCGGCCAGACGCCGGTCTTGTCCTTGTACACCATCGAGGCCCAGCCCGGCTTATAACGCTGGCGATAGCCGTAGTACTTTAACTCAGCAAAGAATTCCGCCTTCTCTTCCATCGTGTCAACGCGCAGCGGATCCGGCGGCGGCTTCGGCTTGCCCTTTAGCTCGCGCGTCATCTCCTGTAGCTCGCCAGCATCCGGCTTGATCTTGCTCACCACCACCGCGACGAAGCCGCACGCTGGACACTTCGCTGTCGCTGGCGGCTTGAGGTACGCGCACTGCGGACACTCCTTCGGAAGCCTGATGCCTTCGGTGCGGTTGTCGTGCGTCGGCGTCTTGGCGTGATGCAGCCCGGTGTATGATTCATCGATGCTGGTGACGAAACCGAGCCGCAAATGGTTGTCGCTGTGATCGAGGATCAAACAGTCCTGCTTGCCCGGTGCCGTGCGCAAGCCGCGCCCCACGATCTGCACGAACAGCATATCGCTCTTCGTGGGTCGGCACATCGAGATGCATCGCACATCCCAGTCGATGCCGACCGTGAGCGTGCCGACGTTGCACACGACCTTGTAGGTGCCGTCATGGAAACCAGCTTTGATCGAGCGGCGGCCCGGAATGCGCCTGCCGGTGTCCTTCTCGATGCGATCAGCATCAGGAGTGTACGCGTCTTGGTATGCACAGCGGACTCCCGCCGCCTCGAACTTATCCGCTAGCGCCTTGGCGTGCGCGCGATCCACCGCATAGCAGAGCGTCGGCCGGTTCTCTCCAAGCTTGATCCACGTGGCAACTGCGTCGCCAACGAGCTTGCCTTGCTGCATCGCCTCTGAAAGCTCGCCTTCATGATAATCGCCAGCCACTGTCCGCACGTTCGAAAGGTCTGGATGAGACGGGGCAAAAACCCGGAATGGCGCGAGGAAACCAGCATCGATCATCTGCCCCGTTGTGCTCGCTTTATAAAAATGCGTGTACCAATTTCCTAAATGCTTCGTCCATGGTGTCGCGGAGAGTCCGATGATCGGCACCTCCGCGAACTCCGGCATCTTGTCGCGATGCATCAGCTTCTCATAGAACTTGAACCACCTGTGGCATTCATCGATCAGGATGATGTCGGGGTCCGGCATCTTCCGCTTCATCAGCGTCTGCACCGACGCAACTTGGATCGGTAGATTCCAATTGGTTAAATGATGCGACGCTTGGATAACCCCCACTTCAGTGATGCCGTGCGACGCAAACATCTCGACGGTCTGATCGACCAGTGAGATGGTCGGCACGGTGAATAGAACCTTCTTCCCCTTCTCTCGCGCGCTCTCGACCAATGCGCATGTGAGAACTGTTTTGCCCCACCCCGTGGGCGCTTGCATGCAGATTCGGAATTGCTTTTCCGCCACCGCCCGACGCAACGCATCGAGCGCTTCGCCCTGATCCTCTCTCAACATTCGTTTGCTCCTTTGTGAAAAAGCGAAGGCCCGGCAACTCTCATCTGGGATTCACTACACCGGTGGCCGGGCCTCCTATCGTCGCATCACTGCGGTGAATTCTTTGTCGTCAACGCATCCAGCGCGCTTTGCAAAAGCTTGCGCGCGTAATGCAGTTTGTCCTCCAGCATGATCGCGCGAGCATGCCAATATTCCCAAGCATCTCCTTCCTCTTCCTCGCGTGTGATCGGTCTCCCCGCGTTCTCGTCGGTCATAGTGTTTGCTCCTTTTCACGTCGCGGCGGATCGCCGCCAAATTCCACGTAGTCGATAGCCTCTTCAGCCGTCTTGAAACCTCCCTTCTCTCCGATCTTCGCGCCGTCCATCTGCACGGACCAACGCCACTCATCGCGCACGGTCTTGAACGGGCGCACGCGATAGCGGATGCGACCGTCAATAGCGGCCCACCCGTTACCCTCCTCCTTCCACTCCAGCGCCTGCATCGTTCACGCCCCCCATCATCACGCGCGCCCCGCACAGTCCGTGTAGGGCGTCAGCGGTGCGTCGTAGCCGTACTGATCATTCATATCGACCACGCTGCCATCGGCACGCGTGTAGAACACCTGCGTGCTGCCATCATCGAGCGTGCGATACCCGATTCCGGTGATGCCGTTGGCATCCATCCAACGCTCCATCCTGTCGTCTTCGTAGTCCTCATCCATTTGCTTTGCTCCCTTGCTCTGTGATGTTCGCGATGGCCACCGCGCCCACCGTTCCCGGCAACGGCTCGATCAACCAGAGCACGCCCATATCGTGCGCCCACCTCACCGCCATATCGGGGCCGATCATGTCGTGCCTCAGCGCCGTGCCGATGCTGAGCAATTCGTTCTCCATCAACCGGCACCGCAGCGTTGCGACGCGGAGCCGGTCGAGAAGAAATTCTTTGTGGGTGTCGATGGGGTCGTCGGTCACGGCCTGACCTTCTCAAATGCAAAGGTCCCCGGCTTCATCTCCAACAGCAACCGCAGACGTTGCTCTTTTCCGTCCAGCCGTTTGGCGACCACGAGGTCACCGACCTTGCCGCCGTCTACTTTAACAGCCCACTCTTTTGTGAATGTCGCGTATTTGGTTTCGTCGTCGCTCACGTTTTGCTCCTTTGGTAGTAAATTAAATCCGGCTCCATTTTTTCGCGACACGCTCTAGTGCCACAAGAGAGGTCTGAGTCTTCCTTCCTTCATCGAGAGTCCGCTACCCAGACCGAACACCCCCCTTACCCCCCAGACCCAGACTGCACGGCAGGCAATCGTCTGCGCTCCGGCAAGAGGCCGGTTCGCACGGGTTGGACGAGCGGGGAGCATTCGGCCCGCATGCGCATGCGGTCCTAGACCGGCGATTGGTGCCACGCATCCGGTCAGGGCAAGCCCTCACACCTGCGCGCGTTCCGGAACCTTGATGAGGGGCTGGGGCTTGATCGCCGCGCGCGAATGATTCATTATTGCGCGCAAAGCAAACGAACGCCTCGCCTAGATCGAGGTTCGGTTCGGAAGGGGGTGGCTTAGCAAGAGCCGCCCTCTTCGCCTTTTAAGGGTGCCGCTGACTCTGCGGCATTGTCAAACACCCTCCCTCAAATCGAGCCGAAAAAATTAACGGGGACAACCTCACCCCAACATCTCGTGGCTTCGGGCACCGCGAACGCTATTCGTAGAATCCCATCTCCCACGTGGGGCGATATATCGGATACGTGGGGAAACGAATCAGCGAATCAGCGAATCACCCACGCCGTGTGGCGAAGCCTCTCGGCTTCCTGATGCGCCATGCCGTCAGGTACGCGATGTTGCCGTTCGAGTTCAGCACAGCTTTCCTGCCGCATCTCTCAATCCAGCCTTTATCCTCCAGCGGCGCGAGCCGGGGCGACACGGACCACGAAACGGAATCGCCCGGTTTTCCCAACTCGTTGTGCAGATAGCGAGAGATGCAGAGGCTGGTCATTGGCACGCCGGTTGCGCGAAGCACGCTGTAAACCATCATCTCGGAATTGGTGCGGTTGATCTTCGCGGCGGCAAGTTGCGACGTCTCAGGATCGCTATTCCGTGCGTAGGCTTCCGTCTCAGGGTCATCGAGGTCGTCAGTCATGGTTTGCTCCCATGAGAAAACAGCGGCGTCGAATGCGCAGCGAGCTTCGGGTTGAGCCACGCACATTGAAAATCCCAGAGCGCGCAGGCGTCGCTCTCGTCGGTCGTTTGCACATCCCAACCCAGCATCCGGCATTGATCGAACGTGGCTTGCTTCGCCATCGCGCTCTTCATGTTCGCGCCGATGAAATGCACGCGCACATCAGCTACGCGCGCCTCGCGCAATTCGATGCGCTCGTAAGCCCACTCTTCCAAATGCTCGGTGAGACCGACCAGAAGCTTGATCGTTTCAATATTCGTCTTGCCCGCCATGATGCTCGGCACCGCCGGACTCTCGAACACGATCATGTCGGGAGTCGTCGCCCACTTCGCATTCAGCCAGCGCCGGAATTCTCGATAGATCAGCGCGCGCGGTGATCCCGGCTTGGCGAAGCGCAGGTGCCCGAATTTCGGGATCGAGCCGGGTGCGCCATAGCACCAGCCGGTGGTGGTCGCGAGATCGAGCGCGAGAACGCGACCTTCAAACATGCTCAGGACTGCGCGCGATAAGGTCTGTCCATGGCAATAGATATTTCTGTTGGACGAACCACGCTGGAGGACGCCCGCCATACGTCTGTATCCACTCTTCTCGCTGCGCATCGCGCGCGAGCATGTAGCCACGAATGATGAAGCGAGGTGCCTTGCCGGTCATTAGGATGAAGTAGTTATCAGGGTTGTCACCCCTGTAAGTCTCCGTCTTCGGGCGGATGTAGAGATCGTAACTATGACGCGAGCGGGTCCGGACCTGAAGGTTTTTCCCGATGTCCGGCGCGCTGAATGTGTTCACGCTTGGCGACCAGAACCGGTTGAGAAGCTTTGCGGCCCCTATCTCGCCACAGGCACCTTCGATGTGGATATTCCACGGATCGTCGCCCTTCTCCTCATCGAAACCATTTGCTGGCTCAAGGCCAGCCGCCATGGCCGCAATGTTGCGCATGATCCCGCAGTGCGCGCCCATCGCCACTTCGCGCATGGTCAGGATGACTTCGCTCATCGTCCCCTCCCGCTGCGCCGTGCCTTGATGTTCGTCTTGATCTTCTCGACCTTGCCGCGCACCTTCTCCTTGATCTTCCCTTTGATCTTCTCGCGGCGCGGCCCGACGTTCTCCTCACGCATGCGCCGCAACTCCGCCTCGCGCGGTCCCATCTTTTTCTCGCTCATAGCTCGTGGCTCCTTTGTGTGATGTTCTCCGGTTTGTGCTCAGCGCAGAACCACGCGCCGAGTTGCTGCTTTAGCACGCTCACGCCGACGCCGTGTGCGCCCCACTTGCCGCAATGACAATAGTGAAGAAGCCGCCCCTGCGTGTCATAGCCGACAAAGCCCGCAAGCAGGAGGTCGATACCGATCAGGTCGCTCTTCTCGATGAACCATGTGCCCTTCGAGAGTTTGCCGTCGTCGCTGATTCCATCGGCGATCTTCTTGCGCTCGAAAAAATCAACCTTGCTAATGTAGCCCTCGATCCAGCATTGCGACCAGTCGCCGTCGTCAATCGACACGCCAACCAAATAATCAAATCGCTTGCGCTCATAAAGATCGTTCAACTGGCGAGACCATATCAGCCAGCGCTTGTGCTGCGGTGTCGTCTTCACATCGAGAGCAAAGCCCGCTGCGAGGGTTACATCGGTTCCGCCGTCCGCCACACTGATCCTGCGGCTGACAGCAGTTGACAGATCAAGCGCGAAATGGAGCGCGACCGCATATTCACCGGCCTTGCCCTGCCCTTGGCGGATCGGATCAAGCTCAGCGCCCCATTCGCCGGATCGCGAGCGCGACGCCGATGCCGCGCCCTCTGGTGTCGCGTACCACTTCGCCATTGCCTCGCCGTACTGGCGCGACACGCGAACGATGTTGTCGTTCAGCACCACGAGCTTGCGATGTTCGTTCATTCGGCGGCCTCAGCCGGAGCCTCATTGCCCCAACGCTCCCACCCCTTGCGCGCCTTGCGCGCGTTAAGCTCAATCTTCGGCAGATCGGAATAGTATTCCTCAATCATCTCATAAACCGCGTCGGGCTTTTCGCTGTGCCTGCGGCGTGGCGCTTGGATGACCGAAGGCCACTGCGTGCCCTCCAGCGGAGCCGAAATGTTTCCGCGCGTGCCTACCAGCAAGTGCTCGTGCTGATTCCGATTCCAATAGCCGGTGCCAGCCTTGTCTTTGACCCACACGAAGTTGCTGACGTAATCGAACCCCCACGCGGTCATGACTTCGAGCGCGTGCGGCAGCATCGGGACGGTTGCCCAGAGGAACAGCACACAGTCATCCGCGCAGATCGACGGCACATCGCGCGCCTTGATGTCTTCAAGCGTGCTGGTCGGGTACTGGTTGTCCGCAGAGGTACCGTCGAGCCCTTTCTCCGACCACGCTTCCCACCTCCATTCCGGATCGGCAAGAATCACGGCGAAGGTGCGCTGCGGCAATGCCTCGATCTTGTCGGATAGCTCCCTCATGCGGCTATCCCGCTTCGCCTTCTTCACCTTGTGGCGTTCAGCGCGCGCTTCCTTGATCACCTCGATATAGTTTTCGGCAGCCGCTACCACGATGCGGATGCGCTGCGCGATCATGGCCTCTTGCTTGGCTCGCGGTAGCCTAGCCAGTGCCTGCCAGCGGCTCGACTGAATCTTGCTGACGCCAAGATCGGAGAGCTTGGGAAGCTCCCGTGGTAACTTCGTGTTACCACGGGACAGCGTATCCTTGCTCTTGGCGCGCTCGCCGCCCTTCGCCATCGTGATCAGCAACTCGCCCGCGCGCACCTCCGCATGCAGACGAATATCGGTAGCCATGCCAATCAGTTCGCCGTCCCTCGCTTGCTTGGCGTAGGTCTGCATGGCAATCGCTTTGTCGCGGATCGTCTTCACCTCATCGACCCGCGTTGCTTGCGCAAGCGCTTTGCGTACCGCGTCGTATTTAACGAGCTTCATGCGTCCTCCTTGGCCCCCTTGCATGAGCGCATAAGCTTATCTATACAATGCACCTTTGCAAAGGCAAATGCCCAAAGGAGCAAACCCCCTATGAGTCTCGAAACCCTTGCTAAGACCGCACTGGTCAAGAGCGGCGGTGACATCGAAAAAGCACTTCCCCAATTCGTCCGCGCGGTGCGTACGGCGAATCTGATTGACGATCTGGCGCGTAAGTATCTCAGCCAGATCGCCAGCGGGTCCGGCCAGAGTGAGAACGAAACCCGGAGCGCGGCTGCCGGACCCGCATCTCCAAAGCACAAGCTCGGCTCGATCAAGGTGCCTCAATACGACGTCAAGCCACACCGCCGCCGGACCCACGCCGAGAAGCAGGCCGCGCTCGCCGCTGCGGCTGCCTCTATCGAGGCTGTGTTCGAGCTTGAGATCAACGGACGCGCCATCGGCAATATCCGCTTCGGCGAACTGGCCGCGCTGCGCCACGATCTCGTGGACGATGCATCGAGCAAATTGATGTTAGGCATCGATGCAGCCCGCGCCGCCGTGCTCGCCGAATTGATTCAGAACCACGCGGTCGTGCCAGATCATTCCGCGCGCGTGCGTGACGTGATCGACGCCCCAACCCTCAGGGGACTTGTCGCGGAGGCCGAAGAGGAAGCGCCGCGCCGGATCGCCGAAGCAATGCGCCGCGCCTCCGGTGCCATCGAGAACAGGAGCGTAGCATGAAAAACGAAAACGGTCGCCGAGTGGCTGATGAAGACCCGAGAAGTGGTGCGACCGCGCCCCCGGCCAGTGGTGATGTGAAGCCCGTGACACTCTTGCCGGGGGCACCTAAAAAGAAAAACGGTCGCCAACCGAGTGCTGACACCCTTGGCAGCCATGCGACCGCGAGCGCGGCCACCGCAGAGTCGAAGCCCTTACCGCCAGTGCCGCGCTCACCTAAAAACGGTCGCCTTGCAACTGATGTAACCCAGCGCAAGATTGCGACCGCGCCCCCGGCCAACGCACGCGTGAAGCCCAAAGAAGACTCGCCGGGGGCATCTTCTCGAACCGCTCGCCAAGGTGGCCTTGACGCCCGTCTGACATGTGCGAGCGCGCCCCCCGGCCAGAACGCACCTGAAGCCCAAATAAGCTCTGCCGTGGGGGCGACTTCTTCTATTGTCGAGACCATCCGCGCACATCACCGCGCGCGGCGATTCGCCATGGGCATTCAGCAGGTTCTTGATAACAAGCTTGGCGCATTCGTCCGGATTAACGCGACCGACTGGCATCCCACCGACGATGAATCCGAGCGCACGAAGGCGAACAAGGAAGTTGCCGTAATCATCAAGGCGGCCCGCGAAGGTCAAGGCGATCCGCTCATCATCGGAATGGTCGCCGTGACCGACAAGGCGCGCGAGCCTGCTGACGCTGAGCGCGCGAAGCACGAGAAAGCGATGGAGACTCTCGCCAAGCAGTTGCCGGTGGCTGCATGGGTCGAAAACATTCCCGGCTTCGGCATGCTTGGACTCGCAACGATCATCGCCGAGACCGGTGACCTCGCGATGTACTCGAACGTGGCCAAGGTCTGGAAGAGACTCGGCTACGCACCGTACAAGGACAAAGCGGGCTCGACGTGGAAAAGGCCGAAGTGGCGCAACGCGGATGCGCTCACCGCTGAGGAGTGGACCGAGAATCCATTCTCAGGTCGGCGCTACGCTTTGATCCACACCATCGGAGTATGGCTGAAAAACAAACAGTGGGTTGGAGCCGCGAAGACGGAGGACGGCGTCGGTATTCCGAATGGATATTACGGCACGGTCTACGCCGCGCGGCGTGCGCACACATCGATCACGCACCCCGAATGGACAAAAGCCCATGCTCATATGGATGGGCTCAGGGTGATGATGAAGCAGGTCTTGAAGGACCTATATTTAGAATGGAATCAAATCGGTCGCCAACACTGGCCTGAAACCCAACGAGCCCGTGCGACCGCTGGTGACCCGGCCCGTGTGTTGGTGCAACCCAAAGAACATTTGCCGGGCTCACTCTAAATGACGAACGGTCGCCAGTGTCGCCTTGAAACCCTATGCGCTTGCGCGACCGCGAGCCCGGCCAATTCACCGATGAAATCCGGAGGAGCCATGCCGGGCTCACCTTTTTTTGACACGGTCGCCAGAGAACCGTTGAAACCCTTGATGCTTATGCGACCGTTGAGCCCGGCCAAGCGAAGAATGATACCCACGCAGGTATTGCCGGGCTCACCTATTTCCGAAACGCTCGCCAATTCACCCATGAAGCCCAGAAGGTACTTCGCGAGCGCGAGCCCGGCCCGGTACGCGTTGAAGCCCATTCGATCCATGCCGGGCTCACTCTTCCAAAACGGTCGCCAACGCGGTGGTGAAACCCGCATCCGGCTAGCGACCGCGCCCCCGGCCATCGCACTTCTGAAACCCAAAGCATGCGTGCCGGGGGCATCTATTCAAAACGGTCGCCAAAGCTCCACTGCAAACCGGCGTTCCGGTGCGACCGCGAGCCCGGCCATTAAAGTATTGAAACCCACGACACTTGCGCCGGGCTCACCTTTCTACGCTCGCCACAAGGCTTGTGAAGCCCACCGACGATCTGCGAGCGCGAGCCCGGCCACCATTGCAATGAAACCCATTGGGTGCTTGCCGGGTTCACCTATCCAAACGGTCGCCAGCGTCGCCTTGGAACCCAATGCGCTTCTGCGACCGCGAGCCATGGCCAGAGTCGGGCTGATGCCCAAAGATGGTTTGCCATGGCTCAACTTCTTTACGGTCGCCGGTGGACCATTGAAATCCAGCACCCCGACGCGACCGCGAACGCTCGCCGAAGCGCGGCTGAAATCCGCTATACTGATGCGAGCGCGAGCCCGGCCATGCCCATCCTGAAGCCCAGACGTATCGTGCCGGGCTCACTCTTCTTCCAAAACGCTCGCCAGTTCACCCATAAAAACCTGAAGGTACCAGCGAGCGCGCCCCCGGCCACCAGTGCAATGAAGCCCAACGAAGGCGTGCCGGGGGCATCTTTTCGATACGGTCGCCTCATCAGCTTTGAAGCCCACTCAAGCGGTGCGACCGCTGAGCCCGGCCATCAGCACCATGAAACCCGCTGGTCGCGTGCCGGGCTCACCTATTCCGAAACGCTCGCCGATTCGCGAATGAAGCCCAGAAGCCCGATGCGAGCGCGAGCCCCGGCCCAATGTTGCTTGAAACCCAGTCGGCCCGTGCCGGGGCTCACCTATTCGATACGGTCGCCACGGTTTTCTTGAAGTCCAAAACAGTGATGCGACCGCCGAGCCCCGGCCACCCGGCAAGTGAAGCCCAACGTGATCGTGCCGGGGCTCTTTTTTTTACGCCGCGCTCGGAGCGTCGGCGGTCTCTTCGGCCCGCATCGGCACCACGTTCAGCTTCGGAGCCTTCTCAGCCTTCGGCTTCTTCTCAGCCTTCTCGCGCACCGGCTTCGGCACTTCGAGCAAAAGGCTGAGTTGCTTGCGGTCGCCCTGCGCGCGCGCGACGCGCTCCAACATCTTGCGCTGATCGATATCGAGATCAGCGGTGAGCTTCTTGATTCGCTCGATCAATCTGATGATCGCGATCTCGGTCTTGGCGACCTTCTGCGCGAGGCCGCGTGCGCCCATCGACTCATAGATCGAGGTCATGCCGTCTCTTTCGGATCGGGCCTGACGCATGAACGATCCGCGCGCACTCTCGATGTTGGCGTAGCGTTCGAGAATATCGGCAACGAATTTATTGACATCGCGGTCGGTGAACTCGACCGAAGCTTGCTTCGCTTGCTTCGCCATCACGCTCTCCTTGGCTGATTCGTGTACATCATGAGGTGATCCGTGCAGTAGCTCGACCGGCTGCCGCTCACGTCCAAGCAGCGCGGCTTGCCGCAAACCATCTGGAGCCCCCACGGACCACGGCGCACGCCAAGGATCGCCTTGCAGTGATCCTCCTGCATGTTCTGGTATTCGACTCCTTCGGTCGCGGGCGGCTGGACGCTGTCTTTGAAAATGCGAGGCTGGGTCATGTGATGGTTGCTCCTTTGAGGCGGCTTCATTCTCGGTGGCGGCGGCGGCGTTGATGGGCGGTTAAATAGTTCGTGCGGCAGACGATGCTTCCTCCCGGCGATCATGCCGCGACTCGCAGCATAGCCCGCCGTCCGCATGTCGCGCTCTACTGTTGTCAGACTACCCCCTTCATTCCACAGCCTGATGAGGAGAGCGTCGGCTTCTGGTGTCCACTGCATCCCGCATAAAGACTCACTTGCGACGGCGTTTGAAGATATCCGGTCGTATAGCCTCTGGCGACATTCCAAGGATCGGCGCTAGCTCGATCACGTGGTGCGGAGGGACCTTCGTCCACGCGCTCACGGCTTGATGTGAGAGGCCGAGCTTCTTCGCAAGGACCATCGCGAAGCCCGGCTTTGAAAACACCATTTGCATGACGGCGTCACGCTTGGCATCCCGGCTCTGGGTGCGCTTTCGCCTACGGACCATTGAATCCTCTGACATTTCACGTGACAGGAAGCCGACTGTTTGGTTGCTCATATCTTCAATGCCCTATTGCGTGGCGCACTTTACAAGATCACCTTGCAACGGGTATAAAGCAACCCTACGAATCGAACAAGGGATCGGTCGCCTGCGCCTTGTTGAAGCCCTTATCACCAGTGCGGCCAACGCCCCCGGCCACTTGATGCGTGAAACCCAGAGCGCGGGTGCCGGGGGCAACTTTTCTCAAAGGAGCAATGAAATGAAAGTCACGAAATGGGATGGCCAGCCGATCTCGAAAGCAGGTTGGTACAGCGGAATTCCGATTGAGCGTTATCACTCACCGAGCATGTGCGACGGGCCAGCGGTGTCGTCATCGAATTTGCGAACGTGCTGGAGCAAATCTCCTAAGCATATGTTTTCGCAATGGGCCGAGAACCCGGAGCGCGAAGAGCGCACCGTCACGCGCGCGATGCTGCTTGGCGCGGCAGCGCATCATCTTCTTCTGGGTGAGGATAATTTCAAACTCAAGTTCGTCGCGCAGCCAGAAACCTATCGCGACGTGAAGACCGGTGAGCCGAAGAAGTGGAATAACAATGCGCACGCCTGTCAGGAGTGGAACGCCAAGCAGGCGAAGGGCGGTAAGGTCGTCGTCAAGGTTGAGGAGCTAGACTGCATCGTCGCGATGGCGCGCTCACTCGCGTTGGAGCCGTTGGTCAACGAAGGCTTGCTGCGCGGTCGCATCGAAACATCTGGCTTCTGGAAGGACCAGCAAACCGGGTTGTGGATCAAGGTTCGGCCCGATGTCATCCCGGTTACTGACGCCGACTTCGTGGACCTGAAGACCGCGTCCGACGTGACGACGGTCGCACTGCAATCCACCATGCGCTCGTACGGCTACCCGCAACAAGGTGCTTTAATTTGGGAGGTCTGCGAGGCGCTGGGTCAGCCGTTCACGAGCTTCATGCTCATGTTTGTCGAGACATCGAATCCATGGTGCGCACGCACGGTGCAGGTTGATGATGAAGACTTGTCATTTGGGCGACAACAAAACCGCTGGGCTCTGCGCAAGATCAGGGAATGCATCGACACCGGCCATTGGCCGGGGCCGGGCGAAGGCGACCTGCGCCCGCTGCGCATCTCGAATGATGAGCGCGAGCGTATCAAAACTCGCTTGAAAGCGGAGGGGCTACTCGATGAGGACACAACCACGAATTCCCGACGATATGCATAGGGTACTGATTTCGTCCGGACTGCCATGGCGCATCGAGACGGGATCGCGCCATTTCAAGGTGATCGTGAACGACAGGATGGCCGCCATCCTTCCGTTCTCGCCGCACAATCGCATGATGAAAAGTCACGCCCATCTCAGCGCGATGGGTCACGTACGCCGCGCAATTAGAAAATTAAAGGAGCAGGCTAATGGTTGACGTTTCAGTAATTGAGCAGCGCATTGATCGCGCCATCACGTCCACGATCCCGGTCAGCGCGCCGCTGGGTGGCATCGATCCCACAGACTACGGACAGGTGATGGAGTTCGCCAAGACGATGGCGACCGCCAAACACGGCATTCCCGCGTGGCTGCGCGGCTCCGCCGGTGACTGCCTGATGATATGCAGCCGCGCGATGCGCTGGCGCATGGACCCCTACTTCGTCGCCGAAAAGTCCTACCTGATGATCAACCCGAGAAACAACGAGTCGCGGGTTGGCTGGGAGAGCCAGCTTGTTCACGCGGTGATCGAGACGCTGGCTCCGATCAAGAACCGCCTGCGCCATCGCTTCGAAGGCGAAGGCGACGACACCGTCTGCATCGTGTGGGCGACCTTTAAGGGCGAGGACGAAGCGCACACGTTCAAGAGCGAACCGCTTGGCAAGCGCATCAAGGACATCGGCAAAAGCGATAAGGGCAATTTCCGTGGCAGCCCGCTCTGGCTCACCAAGCCGCGCGTGCAGTTGTTCTATGACGCGAGCCGCGACTGGGCGCGCATCAATTGCCCCGACGTTCTCGCGGGCGTCTACACGCGCGATGAGCTTATCGAGCACGAGGCGGTCGACGTTCCACTGAAAGAGATAACTTCTTCACCAAGCACGAGCGATCTTCAACAGCGGCTGAAGCTCGCCAGAGAAGCGCAGGTGCGCCCCGTGGATCGCGGGCTCGATGTCGAGCACGTCGGTCGCGAGGCGGCGGCGCGCAGCAAGATCATAGAAGGCGATCTCAATTCTGAGATCACCAAGGAGGAGGCGAAAGATGGCGGACCAACCGACGATGGGAATCACGTGGAAGGACGGGGTGCCGATGCTGGAGATGGGGAGCGGCGTGCTGACGACGCGGTCACAGGTGACAGCGCTGGCGGAGGACCTGACGAAAGTGGCCGAGCTAATGCCAGATCGCAAGCCGCGAAGGTCAAAGGGCAGGGCGAAATCTTCCCGGCCGACGACAAGGACAGGTCGAAAGACAAAGGCAAACGGTGACACTGAGACAGAGGCAGCCGCGTCAACGTGAGGTGACGACCATGAAGGCCAAGACCCAGAAGCTTGAGACGTTGGAATTCGAGGTGCCCATCAAGCAAGAGGACATCGACAAATCCAATTGCCTCAAGGCGAACAGTTGCATGATCCGCGTCGCCGTCGAACGCATGCTTCGCAGCATGAGCGGAAAGGCCAACCATCACACGCGCGTCGACGCCGGTCATGCAACCTTCCACTGGCAAGGCTATCGGTACATTGCCGACATGCCGAAGCGGGGGAAGGCGAACCTGATCAAGTTCGATGCTGAGGACAAAGCGCGGAAGAAGGCGAAGAAGGCTGGCGAGGAGTTCGTGTCCAGCGTCAAGCCGTTCGTGCTGAAGTTCAAGGGACGCAAGGTGGCCAAGCTGCCGAAGAACACTGCGGCACGACGCGAGCAGGTCAATGCCGCGCGTCGCGCACGGGTCGCCGGTGGTCAGAAGCAGGAGCGGTACACGCTGCGGGATCGCATCGTGGGGTTTGCGTGAGACTGCGGCAACGACAGCCGCGTCAGCGTGACGACGGCTACCTCAAATGGCTGCGCGCGCAGCGATGCGCGTGCGGCTGTTTGCAGGGACCACCATGCGATGCGGCACATCTTCGTGCGTCATCGCACCAGTACGACAAGCCGATGACCGGCATCGCGGCCAAACCGGATGACATGTGGGCGCTGCCGCTGTTGCACGCGCATCACATGAACCAGCATTCCAGCCGACACGGTGAGCTTGGGTGGTGGGAATCGAAGGGTGTGGACGACCCCTTTGCGCTATGCCTCGACTACTACGCGCGATACCAATTGGAAAAGGAGCAAACCCAGTGACAGAGCCAACCGAGTTTCGGACACGCCGCCTTGACGCACGTGAGATGGATCAGCTTGGGAAGGACGCCCGCGACATCCTGTCGAGGGCTGTGGATGCGCAAAGTTCCGGAAATTTTCCCACCGATCCGCTGGACCATGTGTTCAAGACGCCGCCCGCCGCGCCAGTGAAGCGCGAGCTTGACGACCTTGGGCGCATGTCCGCCGACGCGGTCAGCGCACAGTACGAGGCCGCCGCCAGCGCGTTCGAGGAAATGGGGGTGGAGGTGACAGAGCGTGTCGCCAAGATCGGCAAGGCGCTGATCGAGTGCGATAAGGACCTGAGGGAAATTGCTGAGATCGCAGCGCAAATCCGCGAGAGGGGCAAGCACGTGCAGGCCCAGATCGAAGAGGCGTCCGCACTGTCAACGGACATCCGCTCCGCTGCCATCGAGGTCCGGCGGAAGCTCAAGCTATGAGCATCGTCTACCGGCGGCGTCCGGCGGAGCCGTGGCACGACTGGCTGGCCTATGGTGAGCGCGTCGGCGTCCTCGCGCGGGAGCGCGGCCGGGAGCTTGTTGCGTCCACGAGGCGGCTTCCGCATGCCAAGGCCGCCGTCTGGGGCGTTTTGGTCATCGTCGCGCTGGTAACCACCCTGCACGCCACAACGCGCACCCTTGCCCCGCTGCGGCCCGCCCAGCCCCCTTTGGCGCAGCGGCTCGATGACGCCCTGTCCGACTCCGTGGCAGCGGCACCGAAGGGGGATATGCGGGTGATCCAGATCACCAAGCAGGCCGACATCGAGTCGCGGATGGTGAAGACGGAGCGCATCACCGCTCCGCCACCGCCGATCTTCGCCGCCCCGCCACCGGCAGCCGTGCCGCCGCAGCCGGTCGCACAGGTTCAGGAGGAGCCGCCGCCGCCGGTCACAACTCGCAGGCGCATGGTCACGCGCGTGGCACGCGGGGGAGACATCTGCACGCGCCACGGCATGCGCAAAGAGATCACACGCGGCGGCCGGTCATGGAGGTGCAGGCGATGAGTGACCGCGCGTGGATGATCGTGATCCTCATCACGTGGCTTGCCATCGCAATGGAGTTGCTGTGGCGGCGCTGGGACCGGAAGCGTACGCAGCGCCAGTTGCTGCGCACACTGAGCCGGTTCGGCAACGGTCGCTTCATCAGGAAAGTCGAGGACGGGCAATGATCGAGAGCAAAGAGAAGCTAAACGAACTTGCGATCTTCTTTCACGACAAGGTGCGCATGCTCAAGATCAGCCAATCGGTCATGATCCCGCTCAACAAATTCTCGGCGGAGGACATCGGCCAATACATGTGGGGCTACGCGATGTTCAAAAAGAAATGGTTCGAGTCCAAACACGACAAGATCGCGAACGTGCTCACCGTCGAGCGCGTCGAAGTGCCTGAATTCAGGCGCGGCGACATCGATGTCGCGTTGGGCAATACCGCAGTTTTAACCGGAGAAGAGGAAGCGTGACCATGGCCAAGAACGAAAAGCAGACGGCGTCATCAAAGGATGAACTCGCGACCACCATCCTGAATATGAGCTACGGCGAACTGATCTCGGTATCGGAGGTGCTCTGCAACATGAAGCGCGCGCGGCTCGAAACGCGCGAGGACTTCGCGGAGCTTCTGCATCAATGGGCGGAGGGTCAGTAATGGAAGACCCCGGCCTCGATGATGGTGGGCCGCCGCCGCCAAAAGCGGTAGGGGAATTTCTCGATGCCCTCGCCCGCTCGCTCGATCAAATCCTCAATGGCAAGGAAGTGCTGGAAGACAAGAGCCTGCGCAAGAACGGATTCATCTTGCTGATATTCCCATACGGCGAGAACGACGGGCGCGCCAACTATGTCTCGAACGGCGCGCGCCGCGAGGACATCATCAAGATGTTCGAGGTGCAGATCGAGCGCCTCAGGCAACAAGAGAAGGAAAAGGCGGAGAAGGAAAGGGCAGAGAACGGGAGGGCGGGGCCGACGTGAAGAAGCGCGTGCCGCTGACGTTGCAGGAAAACCGCATCCGCGAGGGCCAGTACGCCAGCGATGAGAGCTACGGCATGGCCGGAGGCTTCCGGCTGATCGGGCCGAAGGGCGTGATGTTGCTGGTGATGTCGAGCGGCACAGAGGACGGCACCGGCTGGGAGCACGTGAGCGTCACCTGTCAGAACCGGCCGCCGAATTGGGAAGAGATGTGCGTCGTCAAAGACTTGTTCTGGGCCGAAGACGAGTGCGTGGTCCAGTATCACCCGCCACGTAGCGAATATGTGAACTGCCACCCGTACTGCCTCCACCTGTGGAAGCAGGCGAGCGGCGCGTTCCCGATGCCGTCGAGCTTGCTGGTGGGTCCAAAGCGTCCGCTACGCAGCGCGCGCGATCATTGAAAAACGCTGGAATGTCCGGAAAATAGTATGACGGAATCGTGGCCGGTCGCGCTAAGGTTGGCCGGTCAAGTTTGCAAACTGACATCAAAAGGAGTCGTACCGAAATGAAGAATCTATTGCTGGCAGCCGCCATGGTTGGTGCGCTGTCCCTACCGGCATCTGCCGCAGAAATCACCATCGGTGGTCAGGTCTGGACTATCGGTGGCACTGCTCTCACGCTGGGCGGCGTGCCGTCTGGTAATCAGGTTGACAACAACCCCTGCATCATCTGCGGGGCCAATCAGCCCAACCAGACCAACTTCGCCCAAAACTTCGGCTACACTGACTTCGGCAACAGAGGTAGCTTGTCCGACATTATCTTCTTCTCGTCCGGCATCCTTCGGGATGGCGACCTTGCAGCGGATACGATCTCCGGGACGAACTACACCGGGACGCAGATCGGCAACCTTCTGACGGCAATGGGAGGTGATGGTTATACGTTCAGCATTGGTATCGACGTGAACGACACCAACAAGGCGCAGATTTTGGAGAGCTTCTTTTTCCTCGATCTGACCTCGCATACGGTGCTTGCATCATTCTCTCCGGAACTGGGTGGCGTCCCGCTTCCGTCTCTCAGCAACGGGACGGGCTTTCCCGACTACCAACTCAACGGGCTGACTCTGGCTGGCCTCGATCTCACCCACGAGTACGCTTTCTTCGGGCGTATCAGCGGTGCGAACGATGGTCCGGACAGCTTCTTCATCGTGGCACAGGCGGTCCCCGGTCCCATCGTGGGCGCGGGTCTTCCCGGCCTCATCACGGCTTGCTTCGCGCTGATGGGCTTGGCCGGTTGGCGTCGTCGCCGCAACGCGATGGCTTGAACGCCAAAAACAACAGCGGCCCCGGTGATGAGCCGGGGCCGTTTTGTTAGGAGCAACCATGTACGCGCTACTCGCCGCATTCATCCTCGCTGCCACGCCAGCGTGGGCGCAGAAAAGCGATCATCCAGTCACGCACCAACTCGTGGACAAGAACGGTGCGAAGGCTGGCACCGTGACGATCTCTGGCAATCGACAGTTTCTGCGCGACATCAACGATGAACTGATTGCCACCATCGTCATAGAGAAAGACGGCACACGCACCGCCTACGATCCGGACGGCAAGGTGCTCAAATCCGACAAGCTTCCAGTACCAAGGTGAACATCCGCATCCCACGCTGGCTCGTTGCAGCGTGGGATGCTTTCGGTGACTGGGCCAACGTCAACGTCTACGAGCGCGGCAAGATCGAGCTTCGCCGCATCGATCTCGTGCTCGCCATCGGCTTCTTCGGCTGCGTCGCTTGGTACGCGTACCACGACGGAGTCATGGGCGCGCTGATCGGCGGAACGCTCTACGCCTTCCTGATGATGGCCGCGCTCTGGATGTTCTAACCCGACATGAAGGACGGCATGGACATCGTTCCGAGATTGCGCGCTTACCGCTCTCGTATCATGAGCGAGGCCGCCGACGAGATCGAGCGGCTGCGACGAGCCGGATTTGGCGGCTTGTCCTACGACATCGCAGAGAAACAGCGGCAAGAGATTGCGCGGCAGGACGACGAGATCGAGCGGCTGCGGGTTGCCCTACATAAATCCGAAGCTGGCCTGCTGCTAGCGCAGTTCGAGTTCATTGCAGACCTGAATTTCATCAAAACGTTCTGGCGTGCTGAGCTGTCCTGCCTCCATCTGGCTTGTGTTGCTGAATGTAATCCGATGACAACGCATTGCGGGCGCGCTGCTGAGGTCTTTGAAAAGCACAACGCAAGGCCGCCGTTAACCGGCCGCGACAGCAACCCGACATGAAGGATGCGATGGACATCGTGGAGCGGCTGCGCGCGGGGCGACCATCTGAGCTTCAGCTTGATAAATCCGAAGCTGGCCTGCTGCTGGCGCGGTTCGAGTTGCGAGCGTTAACCGGCCGCGAGACATGAAGGACGACATGACTGACCGACTTGTGAGAGGGCTGCGCCTGATCGAAAGCGGCCATTATCACGGCTTAGGCGATGTGTGGCTGAAGAAGACTGGAGGCGAGGCCGCAGACGAGATCGAGCGGCTGCGGGCTAAGCGTCTGGATTTTGCCAAGGAGGTCGAGCGGCTGACAAACGGTGTCAAGAAAATCCAAGAGTACCTTGAGGAAGATCGCACGGGCGATGCTCTATTCGTCTGCGACGCCCTCCTAGCCCGCTAACTGAAGGACAGCGAATGACTGACACCGACGAGAATGTGGGCGCGCGACCTCTGACCGGGTTCTATCAATACCGCCAAAAGGTTGGCAAGGCCGGGCCTCCACCCAGCACGCCCGCGAGCCAGATCACGACGGCGATCAGACACAACAGGGCAACGACGATCTTGCCGAACTTCAGCACGTTGGCGTCGATGGTGACGCCGAACCAGTCTCTAATCACCCACAAGATGATGTACGCGATCAGGACAATGATCGCGATGTACAAAAGCAGATTCAGAAACGAGAGCAAGATGTTCATTGTGTCTCTCCATCGGTCGAGCTAAGCGAAAGAGCTTGGCCGCGCGGAGCAAAGTATGGCGAGGCGGGGCAAGGCAGCTAAACGAGAGGCGGGCTTCGGCTCGCCTCTTTAGTTTTCCACCACCTCGACGCGGACGCCCGCTGGTACGGTGATGGCGAGCTTGACGACAAGCTCCTCAGCTTCAGGCAGCGGCGGCGGATGCTCGCCCTCTTCCGGCGTCACTGGTCCCTCGACTATCTCGCCCTCTTCGAGCGAGTCTTGGAGCGCGACGAGAAACTTGTTGTAGTAGCCCTTGATCAGGTCGCCGATGTTCACGCCGCCGGACCAGTTCGGCACCTTGGTTTTGTCACCGTTGATGATCTCACGCGCCGTCCATGCGTCCGTCACGTCGTCGTTGAAGTAGCGGTCCAGCGTCTGCCGACCTTTAGAGTCGCCGCGAAACCACCCCTCGATCATGCCACGGAACATGATGTCTGCGGCGATCAGCGGATGCAACGCGTTCTCGGCGTGCCACTCGCACGACATGTCGCCTTCAAGGCCAAGCTCATCATCCGACTTCGCGTAATTGTCTCGCCACGTTAGCTGGACGAATCCGCGACCGTAGTAGGTCTGTCCGGTCTGCGGATCGGGCTTGCCGTAGTCCATCCCGGCACCAAGACCGTACTCCTCGATGGGCAACATTGTGGAGGCTGTCTCGTGCTTCGTCGTGGCAAGGGCGTATGCGAGATGGCGCAGATCGATGGTCGCCGGATCGGCCTCCCATCGCGTCAGGATCGCGTTCTGTCCGTCGACCTGACCTTGATCGAGCGCAGGAGCGAACAGCGACTTGCGCACCGAGTTGAAATAGATTTGTCGGTTGAACGCCTGCGGCGCGGCCATCATCTGTGATGGTGTGATGAGTGCTCGCATGGTGGACTCCTTGGGTTACCCCAAAAAAATGGATCGCGTGCTCGCGCGCTTGGAGGGCACCACGCGCAAGCGATCCAAGTCTGGGGAGGACCGTGAATTGCTGGAAATTACTGGAAAATAGCGGTTCGCCTTACGGGGACGCGGTCCCCTCCGCGCCTGTGTTCAGCGTCCCGAGCATGCCGCCGATCTCTTCGCCGAACTCCTCGCGCATCTGTTCGAGCCGCTCTGGCGTGTAGGTCTGCGAGGTCGAGGGGTTCGGGTTCTCGGCTGGCGCTGGTGTCTCCGGCGCGACCGGCGGCGCAGGCTGCGGGTTGAGGCCCTCAAGGACCGTGCCGATATCCTTGCCGAGCGCTTCGTTTGCGGCCTCGCGCAAGCGCTCCAACTCTTCCGGCGTGTACGACTGTTGCGACACCGGCGGCGCGCCGGGAAGAATGTTCAGCACCTCAGGGACCGGTAGGTTGCGGTCGGTGAAGAATTTGCGCAGCTTTGCCTTCTCCTCCTCCGGGAGGAAGCGAGACTGCGGCGTCACCTCCGGCTTCGGCGCGTCGGTGAAGCCCGGAATGAAGCGGCCCGGATCGTTCCACCATCCGCCCTTCACGTAAGCCGGTGTCGGATATTGCACGTTGATGCGCGTCGTGTAGCCGACGCCGCGTGTGTAGTTATGCTCGACTTCGGTCATCAGGTAGCGACCATCGACACCCGGCCGCGCGTTGCGGATGTTGACGAAGCCATTCGCGCGCGCACGTGGCTCACCATTGATCAGAAGCCACCCGGTGCCGCGCCGACTCTCCGTCGTCCCTCCGGTCCCCTTGTTCACCTGATCAGCTTCGTTGCCGCTTTGCTGTGGGTTGATGTACGCCGCGATGGCCTTGGCGCTGCCGAAGGGACCGCTCTTGTCGATGCCCATTTGCTTCGTAAGCCACTCGGCATCGTTGATGTTGAAAAAGCGCGCCTCCGCCTGACCGTACTGCGGGCGACCACTGTAGGGCTTGATGCGCCAGCCGATCAGGTTGACGCCCCACACCGCATCGATGACATCCATCGCGTTGCCGTCGACGTTGACGCCTTCGGTCTTGCCAACGATGGACACGACGTTGCCCGCGATCTTCATGCGGCCATTGAGTTGCGCCGCCATGTCGCGGGCGAAGTCCATCGGACTGCGGTTCAGCATCGCCCAGCTTTTGCGCTTGATCTTCTCCATCTCCGGCGAAAGCTTCACCGTAAGCCCAGTGCCCTTAAAAGCTTTCTGCAAAAAGTCCTTGAAAGGAATTTCACCGCCGCCACCACCTCCGCCAGCGCCTCCCCCACCCGCCGCGCCGCCGCCAGCACTCTTGTCCTCTTTGTCTCCTTCTCCATCGGTGACGGTGTTCGGTTGTTTTGCCAGTCCTGCGACATTGCCGCTGGTCCCTGTGATCCAGACGCGACGGCCACCGCTGCGTCGACCGAAGCCTGACTCCACTTCCGACACCCAGCCGTCAAAAAGCAGTTCCATGCCGGGGCCGCCCCACGGCAATTCCTTTTCGCCGCCGATGGCGCGCACCGTATCCGCAAGTGCTAGCTCGCGCGCCGTCCGGCCGCGATCCGGTATGCGCGGACCCTCACCAGACCAACCGAGCGAGACTTGGATCGGCACGTTGTCGGGCGGTAGCTGAAGCTCAGCGTTTCGGTCATCGAGTTCGATGTGACATTCGTCATGGCCGTTTTCGAGCGTGTCGATCACCTGCACCGAGATCAGATACGGGTGCAGCTTCGAGGTCACGTCCTGCATTCCATGCACGACGATGCTGCACGCAGAGAGCCGACGTGGACCTTGATGTTCCGCCATTTAATGATCCATGATGAAGTGTGAGGGCGGAGCGGCGGCCAATGACAATCTGAACCCCAGAGATGCGGTGCCTCCGATCTCGCCCTCACACTGTTCCCTGTGTCTTGTTTCCTTCCGGTGTCGTGCCCCACAACACCACCGAGCTTTTCTTCTGCGGCATACCCGACATAATTTCGTAGTCGAGCGGAATGCGCACCTGCGTGCCTACGGGAATAAACGGCGAGTAGCGATGATGCTTGGCGAGGTGCGGGTTATCGTCCAGCATTCGCTCGACCATGCCCGGCGCGACCGCACGATAGGCGCGCCACAAGATCAGATCAGCCGGGATATAATCGGACCCGACCGTAACCAGATCATAGCTGGTGACTGTCATGTGTTTGCTGTTTCTGGGTTGCCGCCCTGCACTGCACCTGAGCCCCACATCTGCACGATGCCCTGCGAGCCGTCGTTCGGAATCGGCACGCGCTGAAACAGCGCTTCGAACTCGATCATCTGACCGACGCCATCCTCCGCGATCAGCGAGTGACCACGGCTCAGCGTCTCGATGACGAACCACCCATAATGCCAGCCGTCGCCGCGCATCAGAATCTGCGATTGTCCAAGGCGGCGCATGTTGTCGAGCACGTCGAGATGCGCCAGCCCGCCTGACGACGGAAAGCCACCGGGGTTAGCGACCACCAAGCCGGTCGTCGGATCGCGTGTGGCTGTGTTGGAATACGCCAAGGCGACATTCCCTTTTTTCTGGCGCGCGAAGAAGTGCGGAAAGACCTTGCCCTTGAGCGTGATCGTCTCTTCGTTCTCGCCGACCCATTCTCGGTACATCGCAGCACCGGCGATCTCTTTCTTGGCCCAGTCCGCGCCGGTGCTGTGGGACATCTGGTTCACGTTAAAAGGATAGACCTGAAACTGGATCGGTCCCCACTGAAACAAAACAGAATTTGCCATTCACCGCGCCTCCATCACCATGGTCTCGACGCCCGGCATCTGCGCGGCCTGCACGAGGAAGTCATCCCACTCTTCCGCAGGCCCGACGATGCATTCATGGAGATGTAAGCGACCGAGCCTGTCATCCTCGCCGCTATGCGAGCGCGCCTTGATGCGCTGGCACTCCTCACGCGAGCCGCGATAGAACTCGATGATCAGCGAGCCCTCTTCGGTGAAGAGCTTGTAGGTCACGACCCATTTCATGCTGCACCTATGTCTGAATAAGAATTCCACCGCGCCTCCCGCACTTCACGATCCGCCGAGCGCCGCATGCTCGTGCGCGCGAACTGCACTTGTGCATCGTTGACCTTCACATTGAGTTGCAGATCGCGCTCTTGCGTCGTGGGCGTCGCAGGAACGGGCGTTGCCGCTGGCCGCTCAACCGGCTCTGCCGCGCGTGCCGAGCCAGTCCTTGGCGCAGGCGTTGCCGCCACACGCGCGCGCTCTGCTTGCTGCGCTGCGATCTTCGCGCGGTCCTCTGCGGCAGTATCCAGAAGTCTGCCTTGAGCGTCGCGCTTCTCCTCGTGGAGATGCGGGCCTGTTGAACGTGGGTCTTTTGCTTTCAACGTGCCGAGCGGCTGCCCCTCCGCAACCGTGTCGCCAACCTTCACATTCGGGTCGACATGGCGGTACGTGCTGGTCGTACCGTCTTCATTCTGCACCGTCACGTCGCCATGCTCGTTGACGCCGGTCACCTTGCCGCCGTGGCGTGAGCGAAACTCCGAGCCAGCCGGACCCGGTGTGTCGGTGCCTGCATGCAGCTTGCGGCGGCCAGTGATCGGATGGACACGCTCGCCTACGCCGGAGGAAATGCGCTTGCCAGCCGGTAGCGTACTGGTTGGCGATCCGGTGTCGGGCGTCTCGGTTGATGTCACCGGCGTGGCTGGCGTCGAGCCCTTCGTCGGCGTGCCGGTCGCTGTCGCGGTCCAGCCCCGCCGGTTCTTCATCTGGAATTCGCTCTGGTCTTTCGGGTTCTCGAACTCGCTCGTGAGCGTCGAGACGTTCTGCGCACGGTTCGTCGGATCGGCTCCCATTAGCGCAGCGCGTGTGCGCTTGTATTTTCCCGACATGGCCTCATGCGCCATGTAGCGCGACTGGCCTTCGAGGCTGTTGCGCGCGTAGCCGTGCTTGTCGAGCCAGTTGAACATGGCAGTGCGCCGCTCAAGACGAGCGCCGTAGATGCCGTATCCGGTGCCGCTGTCGTGCGATGTGTCGGGTTGCAGCTTGCTTTCGGTCAGAGCCTGACCGGCAAGCAGGTTCGCAGCCTCCTTGATGTTCGCCTCTGGCACGCCCTCTTTGCGTAGCTGATCCTCCATCGCTTCCTTCGCGGTCGCGATGCGCTCGCCAATCTTCCCGCTCGCAGCCGGGCCGGTCGTCGGTCCCGTGGGTCCTGTCGGCCCATCCCCGCCGCGTGTCGCCCCGCGCGCGAGGCTCCCGCGTGGCCCGTAGTCGGTGCCAAGCCCGCCGGGACCCGCGCCGCCGGGGCCGGTATCGCCGGGTCCCCGAGCGCCGCCGGGGCCGCCCCAGAGATAGCCGCGACCGCTCGGCGTGTAGGACGCTGGGAGCACGCGCGCGTCGCCGCTGCCGCCGTACGTGCGGCCCTCTTCCGCTCGACGCGCTTCGGTTTCGACTCCGATGTTGCGCGTGCCTGCGCCGGTGGTGCCCTCGCCAGAAGTAGGGCCAGCGCCCATACGCACGCCGTACGCGCGCGGGGTAAACGCAGCCCTGACGAGTTGCGCGCGCTCGCTGTCCGGGAGCGCTTCAGCAAAGGACACGAGCTTCTTGGTCGCGTCGTCAAGCGCCGAGCCCATCTTCTGCAACATCCCCTCCGGGCGTCCCGGGGATGGAGTCGGCAGCAACGGTGTGGGCAACAGGCGCGGTCGAGCGGATGGCTCGTGCGGAGGCAGCATCGGGCTGACGCCCGGCCCCCGCCCCGGCCTCTCCGGGATCACATAGTTGGGGAAGCGCTTTCTCGAGTCCGCATCCAGTTTCTCGCGCTCTTGATCGGCCGCGTCCTCACGTGCCTTCTTCGCCTTAGCGATCCCCTCAAGCTGTTCTTTATCGAGCTTCTCTTGGAATTCCTTGACCGTCTTGTCGTAATATTCCTGACCGCCGCGCTCGTAATCCGCGTACGGCACGATGGGCTGATCACCCTCGCCGCCAAAATCTTGGGGGGTCTTGGCCCATTGGCTATATTTGAATTCCGCCCACGACTTCGGCATGCCCTTCGGCATGACGTCAGACAGGCCGACAATATATTTCAGTCCGCCAACGATGCGCTCAACGGAAGTCGCAATTGCCGTCATCGTTGCCGCGAGCGCTTCGATTCCTGCCGTGACACCGATGGCGTTGAGCAGTAACCCGAGCGAGTTTCTTAGCTCCTCAAGTGAAGTCATCAGCCGCTTGATTGCAAACTCCGGTCCCGCTTCGACATACTTGCCGCGCGCTACCGCCCCCTGTGCCTCGCGCACGCCCTTGAGTTTATCGGCGAACGTACGCAGTTCACCCATCAGTCTGGTGTAGGAAGCCTTGTCTTGGATATCGAGCGCCTTCATCACGAGGTCTTGGTTATCGGCCTGCGTCATCAGGCTGATCAACTCGCCAATCGGGTCCTGCACCGAGCGCAAATACTTTTCGAGTTGACCAGCGCCGAAGCCGAGCGCCTTGCCCATGCGGTCGTTGCCAAGATCACCAAGGATGCCGATGAGCGCTGAGCCTGCCTTGGCGGCGCTGCCGGTGCCTTCCTTCAACACACCGAAGAGCGTGACGGCGCGCTGCATCGCATCGACACCCTGATAGCCCCACGTCGCCATGTACGCAGTCGCCTGCGACAGACGCGGACCCATCTCCTCGATGTTGATGTTGAATTGACTGTTGGCGTGCGAGAACGCCTCCATCACGTACTTGTATTGATCGGCGGGAATTTTCAGGTTGCGCATGATGTCGCCAACGGCGCGGTTGAACAGCTTGGCGTTCGCGTTAGCGCCGTTCGCAGCCGTCGTCAGGTCGGGCATCATCTTCAACGCTTCTTCAGGCGTGAAATTCCCGGCCTCACGAATTTCATTGAACGCCTCAAGCAACTCCTTCGATGACACGCCGGTGATCGCGGCTAGTCTCTTCATCTCAGTGCCAAGGTCGTGAATTTTCTGTTCCGACAATCCGGTCTGGTTTCGCGTCAACCGCAATTGATTGTCGAACGCAGCGAAACCCATGAAGCCCTGCTTCAATTGGTTGAGGGCTTCGTAGGCGGTCAGCGCTCCGCCCGCCATTCTCGCGAGCCCGCCGACAATCGGCGGAATCTGCGCGCCCATGAATTTGAAGGCGCTGCCGCCCTGTTGCCCTGCCTGAACGGCTGCTTGGCCCGCCTGACGATGCTTGTTGACCAGCGCGTTCTCGCCGTCGATAGCTTTCTTGTGGTTGGCGAGTAACTGATCGTAGGAAAGATTGCTTTCCTTCGCGCGCTCGCGGATCGCGCGCGTGTTGATCATGTGGCCCTTATAATCCTCGTAGTCCTTCTTGACCTCCTTATTCAGGTCCCTGAAATTCTTGGTCGCCGACTTGACCGCCGGGCCAGTATTGTCGACGCCATCAATGTAGATCGTGGTTCGTTCGTTCATCAGGGCTCATCCGACAAATCGAAACCAGTTTCCGGCAGCGGCACGCCCGGCCCTTGGAAGTTCTGCGGCGCGTCTGTCGCGCCACTGCCATTGGTCGCGGCGGACTCTGCTCGTTGCTGCGCCTCAGCTAAATTGATTTTCACGCGCTCCAGCGCTTCCTCCGGCGATGCCAGTCGCCGCTGCGGGATGGTGCCGTTGGCGATGTCTTGCTGAATTTCGGTTGGCATCATCGCGAGGAAGGCTTCCATCACGCGGTTCACATCGGGATAACGAAGGCTGCGGATGACGCCCTCCTCGACGCCCGCAAGCTCGACCACCAGACCGAGCGAGTCTTGCCAGTCGCCCGCGCTCCAGCGCAGCAAGTGACCGAAGCACATTGGTGCGAGGGTGATGCTCTCGATCTTCCTGCCGCCGAACTCGAACGGAATGAACAGGTGGACCGTGCGCCCACCGTTCTTGTCCATGCTGATCATCGATGCATCCAGATGCAGACGACCGGCACACCCTTGTGGATGCGCTGGTCAACGAACTCGACGTCTTCGGCAGGACCCGCGCCGTCGTGATCCGCCACGACGACGCGCTTGTCCTGATCGAGCTTTTGCAGAATCTCAATTAGCTCGCGGACGATCATGGCAGCGCCAGAAGACGCCGCAGATCACCGTTGAGGTCAGTCTCGCCGCTGACGAACTCTGAAGTGAAGAAGTCCCATTTGTACATCAGCACCGGCTCTTGAGCGCCGGAGGAAAGCTGCATGTGCAGCGTGTAACTCACGATGCTCTTGATGCTGTACTCGTGCGACATCAGGTTGCCCTTCGAGAACGCAGTCGGGTTGCTGCGGCCCAAGCGGCCTTCCATGACGGCGATGGCTTGCAGCGCTTCGGAGGTGCGGCGGTTGCGGATCAGGCCATACGCGGTGAAGCGATGGAAGAGCGGGTCTTGCTGGCCGACATAGGCCATGACGTCCGGGTCCCAGCCCGCGAGGTTGAACGTCGCTTCCAGCTTGTTGAAGTGCGTCGCGATCTCGATGGCGACCGGCGCGCCACCCGCCGCGTGGTCGACCGTGTTTTCTTCGAGCGTCGGCAGCTTGAGTTCCTGCAAGATCAGATGGGTGGAGACGCCCGGCACGGTGCCGCCGCCCGCCGCACCTGCTTCCGCTGGAGCGCGCGTGTCGCCGCAGATCAGGTTCGCGCTTTCCATGATGTAGACGTTCTGAGCCATGATGCTATTCCTTTTCGATGCAGGTAAAGATGTTGTTGTGAGCGAGTGCTCTCGCTCACTCTGGTGCGCCCGGCCATTACAGTCATGAAACCCTTGTAGGGATTGCCGGGCGCACCTTTTCGATGTGAGGGATGGCGGGGCGGATGCTTCCAGTCATCCTGCCAGTTCAAAGCACGTCGCTTCGTGCTGCCCCGCCGCGATGGCGCTTACGTCGTCGCAAGATTGAGTTGCGAGGCGAGGTCGGCAACCATCGCATCGATAGCCTCACGATAGCGCGAGGACTCGATGGTCAGATGCTTGAGGACCGGCGGCTCTTCTGCGCGGAAGCCAACGGTGAGCTTGCCGAGCCTGATCTGTTCAGGCGTGTTGCCCTCAGTGCGGAAGTTGACCCTGTAACCAAGGATGTGCTGGTCCGCCTGCAAGTCGCGCAGGAAGAAGCGCATCGTATTCAATATCGCTTGCACGGTGTGGCCCACGATATTGTAGCGACCGAGATAGAAGCGCAGCGAACGCAGGAGTCCAAGGTGGATGTAGTCGCGGCCTCTCATCACATTGTACATCTGCCACAAAACATCTTCGCCTGCGTTGTCGGTCGAGATCAGCACGAAGCCGCCCGATGCGATGGCGAAGTCGTCACCGATCTCACCGCGCACCAGCACGCCGATATTTGCGCTGAGCAACTCCTGTGCCTCGTTCGCACTGTCAGTGAGGCTGAAGCCGATCTCGCGGTTGGGTGAGACGATGCCCTGCACCGCTTGGTTCGCTGAAGAGTGGAACGGCGCACCCGTCTCGTGATCGCGCCGGACCATGATGCCCGCCATGCGCGGAGCGAGCGGCCGGATCATGATGAAGCTCGTCACCGGGTCCATCACACGGCAGCCGCCCGACAGCGGAATGAGGCGATGGCTCTGCATCGTCTCGCGCCAGTCGAGATCGTTCTGCAACGACGAGCCCGCCGACTCCACGATCATCATGCCGAGAAGCTGGTTGCAGATCGGCGTGGCGCTGGCGACCACCGGGTTTGCACCGGAAACCAGCGTTGCCGTATAGGTCGCTACCGTGCCGCTCACCTCCCACACGTAGGTGAAGGAAGCGCCGCTGCCTGAGCCCGTCGAGGACGTTGGTTCGACAGGCGCGTCATCCGGGTCTTCGGTGCCGACGATGAAGCCCGGCGCAACCACGGTGACGGTCAGCACGCCACCGCCTGCCGCGATGGTCGCGACGTTGAGGATCACGCCATCCGGCATCAGCAATTGCTCGCCGACCTGATAGCCAAGACCGCCAGTTGCGACCGCTGCCGTGTCCACAGTCTGGCCGGGAGGCGGAGCGGTGATGGTCGGAGCCGTCGTGTACCATGCGCCCGGCAGTTCAAGCTCGATGGCACCGAGCGAGCCATCGGTCAGGCCGTAGGCAAAGCCGGTCGCCTGTACAGCGTTCGCCCCACCGCCGGAGAACGTGACCGGATACATGTGTTCGGCAACGTAGCCGGAGCCCGCCGTCTCGCGCTCGATCACGCCGACGCCGTTGGCCATCTGTGAGGTGTAGCCGGGAGCAAGAAGAATGCGCGGCGTGCAGCCGAGCTTCTGCGCCGACTTGAGGAAGGCCCACATGCCGGTCGAGTTGAGGCTGTCACCAGCGATCTTGCTGATCGTCTGTTGCAGCTTGATCGCCGGATCGGGATCGGTGCCCTCCTGCGTACGCACCACCACGACGCGCGCGGCGAACTGAGTCTCGCCAAGCTGGTCGTTGATGCCGCGCACAGCGTCGGACAGATAACCCGACTCGCCGAGCTTGCTTGTCTTCTTGGTGTCGTTCGAGTTTAGCACCACCGGCGTATCGAGCGGGAAGACCACCGGATCAGCGAGCGGTGCGGGGCCGACCAGTCCAATGGTGGAAAGATCGGCCGAGAGAACCGGCCGCGCGCCTTCATCGACTTTACGAATAGAGATTCCGAATACTGGATCGGCCATGGGGGATTCTCCTGTTGAGAGGTTCGTTCGAAAAGACGGAAGATGGAGAGGGGGGATTTAGAACGAGCTAGGCGGCGTCTGAATTTCCAGTTGCTTCACCGTCAGCGCATGCACGCGCACCGACAACAAAAGCTCCGGCTCCGCGCCACCAGCCGGAAGAGAGAAGATGCGTATCTCACGCACGTAGTC